ATCCAAGGTAATTAAAACATCTCTCAAATCAATTGTTAATGGAATCCACAAAAATATCATAACAAAAAACAACTTTTTTAAATTTTATTTAACCAAAAAGGGTAATATTATAAAACCAAAAGAAAAAACCAAAAAACTTTAATATTTATTGTATAAACTTGTTACAATGAATAATTTGAAAATTTTAGGTCCTAACGAAATAGGTAAGGGTGTTCTGATTGAATACGATGCGGGTTATGTTTCTCCTAAACATAAATTTAATGCTGATGTATTAAAGGAACAGAAAGACTTTTTGGACCACTCTAAACCATTTGAGTTTTATGCAGTATTGCAAAAATATAATACCCCTAATAGAAACGGAAGAATTTATCCTGAGAGAATTTTAAAGCGTGAAGCTGAAAATTATAAAAAGATGATTGAGAAGGGAACTTCTTTAAGTGAGTTAAATCACCCTGAATCGTCTTTAATTGACTTGGATAGAGTATCTCACATTATCACCGAGATTTGGTGGGAGAAAAACGTTTTAATGGGTAAGTTAAGATTGTTAACATCTCCGGGATTCCACGAAAGAGGAATTTGTTCAACAAAAGGAGATTTAGCGGCGAACTACTTGAGACAAGGTGTTACATTAGGTATCTCTTCTCGTGGTGTTGGTTCATTAAAAAAAGTTGGTGACAATAACGAAGTTCAAGATGATTTTGAATTAATCTGTTTTGACTTGGTTTCATCTCCATCAACACCGGGAGCATATTTGTTTAAAAATCCTGAAGATAGATTTAATTATGAAGAAAATCTTGATGAGGAAAAACAAATGAAAGCGGAACGCTCAACAGGAAATTCTTTAGATTTAATGAATCGTTTATCCGCTTATTTGGGTAAATAAAATTTGATTTGATAAAATTAATCCCCTATTGTTTATATGACAGTAGGGGATTTTTATTTTATATAATCAGTTGACTTAATAAAATTAATCACCGATAATTTAAAAAAGCAAAAATATTATAACAATGGAAATGGATGAAAAGTATTTCGTAGCCAAAATCACGTTTGAACAATTAGATAGTGAATCAGGCAAAATCAAAAAAATTAAGGAAGAAAAACTTGTAAAAGGTTTTAATCCTACTGATGTAGAAGCAAAAGTTACAAAAATGTACGAAGGATTTACTCAAGAATGGAGAATCACCGCTATCGTTGAAAGCAAAATCAATGAAGTGATTGGGTAATAGTAAAAGGGGTTTTTTATTACTTAGGAAAAGGGGGACTTATGTCCCCTTTTTTTATGCTCGTTAAAAATATTAATTTTTTTTATAATCTGCCAAGATTTTTTAGCACTTGATAGTATTTATTGATTAAACAAATTAAAACAAAATGGCAGAAAAGAAAAATCTTGTCGAAGACGCTCTTATCCAAATGAAAAATTTGGAAGAAGCTGTTGCTGAAAACGCAAAAGGAATACTTGCTTCAACTATGAAGGAAGAAATCAAAGAATTAGTAAAAGAATCTCTATCTGAACAAGAAGATGATGAGGTTGAAACTGATGTTGATGTGGACGTAACCGATGACGAAGATGGTGACGAAGAAGCTGATGTTGATGTGGACATGAATATGGACATGGATACTGAAAGTGACGATGAAACTATGGACGTTGATATGGATATGGACATGGATACTGATATGGATGATGAAACAATTGATTTAACCGGTGCTTCTGACGAAGAAGTTTTGAAAGTATTCAAAGCTATGGGTGAGAACGACGGCATCATTATCAAAAAAGATGGTGATTCAATTCACTTGAAAGATGATAATTCTGATGTTGAATACATGGTTAAATTAGGAGAATCAACAGACGAAAAATATTCAATGGACGAAGAAATGGAAGAAGACATGTACGAAGACGTTGACTACAAAAAAGCCATTAAAGATGTTTTTGGTTCAGAAATGGATGAAGACATGGATATGGAAAATATTGAAGACAAAATGTTTTCTGATGATGAAGACGAATCTATGGAAATGGATGAAGAATCTGATGTTGACGGACACTATAAAGATTATGAAGGTGAAGAAGATGATGAAGAAGTGGTTTATGAAATTGAAATGGATGAAGACTCTGATGAAGAGGATGAATCTTGGTCAATGGAAGAATCGTTCAAATCTAAACCTGTTATTGGAAAAGGTGGTGAAATTGGTAAAGGACCGGGTAATATCGGTTGGAAATCAATTAAACCGGTTAATAAAAAACCTTTTGATGATGATATGGGTTATTCTGTTCCTACAAAAGGAAAAACGTCACCAGCTACTTTAACTAACAAACTTTCAAACCCTGGCAAATCTACTAAACATGGTTTGTATCATAAAGCCGAAACAGTTAAAAACAAAAATTTAAATAAACCAAATATTTCTGATGCTATTAAGGGTGAATTAAATGCTTTTGGTGACTTTGGTAAAATGAAAGGTAATATGAAAAAGGCTGAAACTAAAGAAGCTTCTCGTACATTAGGTGCTGGTTCTAACTTCAGAAAAGGTGGTTTACCTAAACCTGCTGCTCACTCTAAATTTAATGCGAACATTAATGAAGAAGTTGAGACTTTAAGAGCAAAGAACGAAGAGTACAGAAAAGCTTTAAACATTTTCCGTTCTAAATTGAATGAAGTTGCGGTATTCAACTCAAACTTAGCATACGCTACACGTTTGTTTACTGAACATACTACAACAAAACAAGAAAAAATTAACATATTGAGAAGATTTGATGATGCTCAAACAATTAAAGAATCAAAAAATCTATATCAATCCATTAAAAATGAGCTTTCAAAAGAGAATACCAAAATGGTGACTGAATCTATTGAAAACAGAATTGATAAAAATCAATCAACAGGTTCTTCTGTGAATTTAATTGAGTCTAGAACTTATGAAAATCCACAATTCTTGAGAATGAAAGATTTAATGGGAAAATTAAAATAAACTAAATAAACAAAAAATACACTAAAAATGGGTGCATTATTAGAAAGCGGTCTTGTTGGTAACATCGGGTTGAAACACTTGAAAGTTATTAAAGAAGACACAATTAGCAAATGGGACAAATTAGGGTTCCTTGAAGGTCTTAAAGGCCACCTAAGAGAGAACGTAGCTCAGTTATATGAAAACCAAGCTTCATTCTTGATAAACGAAGCAACTTCAGACGGTTCTTCAGGTTCATTCGAAACAGTGGTATTCCCAATTGTTCGTCGTGTGTTCTCTAAATTGTTAGCAAACGAAATCGTATCTGTACAAGCTATGAATTTACCTATCGGTAAATTGTTCTACTTTGTTCCTCAGATTCAAGGTTATAGTGGTGGTACAACAATTGATAACGTTAATACGGCATCAGGTGACCACTACGCTCCTGTAGGTTCTCCGGGTAACTATCCTGGTGACCCAGCAAATGGTTACTCTACAGGTTCAGGTCAACCTTTTGGTACAGCTCCTAAGAACTTGTATGACATGTTCTACGAAGGAACTGAACCTGGTTTGAATCCGGGTGGTTTGTTTGACTATTCTAAAGGTCGTTTTGTTACTTTGACTGCGTTTACTCCTACAGTTGCTTGGTCAAGTGGTAACTTAATCGTTTCAGGTTATGCAACTAACTCTAACGTTGAATACAGAAAGATTATCGTTGCATTGTCAGGTTTCACAACCGCTGGTGAAGGTAAATTAATCGGACCTGATGGTCAAGAAATGGATTCGGAATCATTCTTGTCTAACTTGGTTCTTTACACACCTAACACAACTGCAGCAGCAAACTTGAATACTAACACATTTACTCCATTATTATTTAGAGTAGTAACTCAAAAGTACGGTCAAGGTATTGTTCAATACGGTACACAAACTCAAGCTCCGTTTAATACAACTACTACAGGTGGTAACGGTGGTTATTATAATAACATCTGTTCACAAGCAGGTTTTATTTATTTAGAAGTTGACGCTCAAGTACCTGTATGTGTATCTTGTGGTCAATCAACTCCTGATGGTTACTCTGGGGCTACAATTACACCAAACGCAACAACTTGGAGTGGTGCTAGTGCAAGTAATACTATCATGGCTGCTTGGAGAAGATATGAAGAATTGGAATTTGAAGACAAAATTGGTGAAGTTTCTTTCACTTTAAATTCTGTTACAGTTTCAGTTACTGAAAGAAAATTAAGAGCTCAATGGTCTCCTGAATTGGCACAAGACGTTGCGGCATTCCACAACATCGACGCTGAGGCTGAATTAACAGCTTTATTGTCTGAACAAGTTGCTGCGGAAATCGACCGTGAAATTCTTCGTGACCTTCGTAAGGGTGCCGCTTGGACTTTACGTTGGGATTACAATGGTTGGAAGCGTCTACAATTGACAACTTCTTACACTCAAAAGGATTGGAATCAAACTTTGATTACAGCAATTAACCAAATTTCTGCACAAATTCACAAATCAACTTTGAGAGGTGGTGCTAACTGGATTGTGGTTTCTTCTGAAATCTCAGCAATTTTTGATGACTTGGAATATTTCCACGTATCAAATGCTTCTCCTGAGCAAGACCAATATAACATGGGTATTGAAAGAGTAGGTACATTAGCTGGTCGTTACCAAGTGTATCGTGACCCTTACTTCCCTGCAAACACAGTGTTAATTGGACATAAGGGTACTTCATTGTTGGATACCGGTTACATTTACGCTCCGTATGTACCATTACAATTAACTCCAACAATGTACAATCCATTCAACTTCACACCTATTAAAGGTATCATGACTCGTTACGCTAAGAAAATGGTAAATAACCGCTTCTATGGCCGCATTACCGTTGATGGTGTTCGTACATTTGATTTGAACGAATTACGATAATTTAACCGTTCATAAAATAAAAAAAGGTCAGAGAAATCTGACCTTTTTTTTTATTTTATTATAAAAACAATTGGTTTTTCGGATGAATGTTGTATATTTATAAGTATGAAAAAATATATACCAACACAGGAAGTAAAAGATAAAATACTGACAATGTATAATGAAGAGTTGTTAGGTAGTCAAACTATTTCAGAAAAGATAGGTCTTAACAAACAGCAAATTTTGAGAATACTTAAAGAAAATGGTGTAGAATTAGGTCCGTCAGGAAGACGATTTATTGGTGGTAAAAAAAGGTCAGATAAAAAATACAGACAAAAAAATAAACAAAGATTAGATGAATATACCAAAATTTGGTATGAACAAAACAAAGAACATAGAAAAGAGTACCTAAAAGATTACAGAGAAAAAAACATAGATAAAATTAGAAAAACAAAACGAGTATATGAAAAAACTCGTAAGGCCAATGACCCAATATATAAACTTATTGCAAATTTCAGAACAGCAATATATCAGGTGTTAAAGGAAAATAATTTACAAAAGAACGGACATTATTTTAAGATATTGGGGTATAGTCCGGAGGAACTCATAACACATTTGGAAAAAAAATTTGTGGGTGAGATGAGTTGGGAGAATTACGGTACGTGGCATGTTGACCACATAAGACCAATTGTTTCATTTGAAATAAATGAAATTAATGATGAGGAGTTTGTTAAGTGTTGGTCATTGGAAAATCTTCAACCGATGTGGGGTGAAGATAATATTAGAAAGGGAGGGACTATTCTTTAGTTTCTTCAGTGGGAGATTGTGGTTGAGGTTCTTTTGACATAATTCTAATTGATTTTGATAAAACCTCAACTTCACCAATTGTAAAAGCACCTCTCTGATAAGCTGAGGTTATTCCTTTTATAAGAAAAAATTTTGCAGAATTTTGGTCTAAAGTATCAATTATTATCTGTAAATGTTCTTCTGACATTAAATTAACATCATTAAAAATCGTTCCGTAGTTTTTGTTTTCCATTTTTTTAAGTATTTATAATAAATTATAATCAGTATTATATGGGTAGTAAAGTTATTATTGAAGCAACAGAAGCTTCATCATCTGGAAAATATTCAAACACACCATTAACTCCGGGTGAAAGATTGTTTGATAAACAGCAAATGCAACCATTTTATGTCCCAACATCTGAATACGACAGTGCGGAATTAGCTTATGATAGTTATGATGGTGAAATGAGTACACCTAAGAAAGAAATTAAAAAGAAAGAAAAAATGGCAAAAAAAATTTCTAAATATCTTAAAAACCACCCAACATTAAGTGATGATGATGGAAATATATTAGATGGTCCATTAAATGTTAAAGAGGGATGGATTGAAGTTACGGACGATTTAATTGTTGAGGATTTGGCGGTATGGTTTGGTACGAAAAAGAAACCTAAAGGTAGTAGTCAACCAAAAGGTCCTTGGGTTAATATTTGTAAAAAAGTTGATGGTAAACATCCTCCTTGTGGTAGACCTGAAGCGTCAGATAAATCATACCCTAAATGTAGAGCCGCAGGTGTTGCGGGTAAAATGACTGATACTCAAAAAAAAGCCGCTTGTCAACAAAAAAGAAAGGCGGAAAAAAGTCATTCTAAATCAGGTACGGGTAACTCACCTAAAATGACACATTACGAACCAAAGAAAAAAACCAACGAAGAAATTGTTTTAGATATTATTAAAAAAACAATTAAAGAACAATGGATGGGAGGAATGTCTCCTGAAATGTCAAAAGTTAATCTTCCCTCAACTAAACAAGAACCTGTATTAAGACATACATATAAATGTGTTCCATTAGATAATTCTTTGGCGATAGAATATGCTTTGTCCAATAAATTAGATATGGGGTGGGTAAGATATGCTTATGGTATATTAGGTAGAGAATCGGATTGGGGTGGTGGTACAAGATATATGGTTAAAGCTCCTTTTGAATATATTTTAAATAAGTTATCAACCGTAAATTCAACATTCAGAGATGTTGTTTATTGGATTGGTAAAGCAAAAAAACAAAATTGGGTACCGAGTATGGGAATCGCTCAAATGACTCCTGATATTGCTAAAAAATATAATATTAGTATAGACCAACTAATGACTCTTTCAGGGTCGCTAGTCGGAGCTACAAAATATCTTAAAGATTTATATACTCAAGCATCTCAAAACTATGACATACATAAACCAACATATATTATGTCTAATGGAAAATTAATTCAAAATCCATCCTCAACTGGTGATGGGGCTTTAGATATCGCAATTGCGTCATACAATACGGGTATACAAAAGTTAAATAAAAAATGGTGTAAAACAAATAATCCAAATTTAATGGCTCCTTGTAACTCCCCTAACGGTAAATATGTTCCAAATAAAACTAAAAATCCAAATTATGTTTTAACCGTTTATCCTAACCAACAAGTTTTAAATTATATGCCTAATTTGAAATTTGATAAATTATCAAGTATAGGGTATTTGAAAGAAGTTGTTGATACTGTAAAAAAACTTAATTGTTTGAAATAATTATTTACTTTTATTTCTAGCCTCTTCCTCCATCCAATTATTTATTCTACCATTTTTATTATATTGTTTGAAATATTCGGAATAAAAGTTAAAAAGTCCCATTCTTTTATATTGACTCCAATGAACAAGTTCATGTCTAACAATTGAACCTCTTTTATTCCCTTCACTTTCATATTTATCCTCAATAAAAACACCAAACGGGGGTATTGTTGCTGCCATCTGTTTTCCGGGTATATTAAAGGGTAAATAAAATACTTTTACAGGTTTTGACACTAATATAAAAATAGTTACTAACAACAAAGACAATACTATTAATTTTTTCATTAGAGTTAAAGTTTAATACTTTATTAGTACGAGGCAAATATATGAAAAGTTTCTTTAAAAAAGAATTTTTTTTATTTAAAAGATATTTATTGCAAAACATTTTATGAAAATTTTATTAAGCGAGAGCGAAAAAAACAATATTCTTAGTATGCACATTAAAAAAGGATATAGAACTCTAAATGAGAATAAACC